TAAACACAACATGGCAGAAAAACGTAAAAGAGGTGGACTAAAAGGTTTTACACAAAAGAGTGGTGATATGCGTTCTACTAAGAGTGGAGCAGGTATGACCAAGAAGGGTGTAGCTAAGTATCGTAAACAAAACCCGGGTAGTAAACTTAAAACAGCAGTAACAGAAAAGAATCCGAAAGGTAAAAGAGCAGCTAGACGTAAATCATTCTGTGCTAGAAGTGCAGGACAGATGAAGAAGTTTCCAAAGGCAGCCAAGAATCCTAATAGTCGTTTACGACAAGCAAGAAGAAGATGGAGATGTTAATATGAGTATTATAGCAAAGTTAGCACGTAAACCTGTAGCTAAAAAAGTTGCAAAGAAAATTGTAAAAAAGAAAAAGCCTAATAGAATGTTTTCTGATGCGACAGGTTCAGGCAGAGGTAAGTTTCAATCAGGAGGACCTCCAGCACCAAAGATAGTAGAAGGTATGGCTAAAGGTACAAAGGGTGGAGACGCAAAAGCTGAAGCAGCTGTAGAAGCAGGTTTAATGGGAAAAGTTACCATGACTCCAGACGCTAATTTTATAGAAGCCATGGCTACGAGAAGCACAAAAAAAGCAGCAAAAAATAGAGTGGCTTTACAGGACCTAGCTAAAAAAGGTAATAAAAGAGCAAAAGCTATAGTCAAAAAAATAGAACAAGCTGAAGCTGATGCTGTGGATAAAAAAAATAGAACCATTTCTCAATCTTTACGTGATAGAAAAATATACGAAAAGGGAGAGTATATGAATCGAGATACAGGTGAAATAATTACAAACCCAAAACGAGCTTCTGATTTTCCAGACGGAGGACCAAAGGCTTATGATTTTGAACCTACTGCAAAAAGAAAAGAGGCAATTAGAAGAAGTATAGAAGCTAAAGAAATGACCGGAAGACAAAGAGAGATTGCCGCTAATAAAGAAAGTAAACGCTCTTCTAAGAATATAGATGGTAGAATCAAAACCTCTAAGGAACTTAATAAAATCACTAACGTAGTAGGTAAAGGTGGTAGTAGGTTTAGTCAAGGTGGATTAAAGATGCCAAGTGCAGACCAAACAGGTTTAAAGAAATTACCAACACAGGTACGTAACAAAATGGGTTATATGTATGGTGGTGGTATGTCAAAAAAACCCAAGATGGGTAATATGGACTACCGAAAAGGTGGTATGGTCATGATAGTGTTAGACATGATGAAAAAGAAAAAGGGGAAGAAATAATGGTTATGAAAAAGAAAAAGTCAAAGATGATGGCTAAAGGTGGAATGAAGAAAACAAAGTACATGGCAAAAGGTGGCATGAAAAAGTCTAAAATGATGGCTAAAGGAGGCATGAAAAAAACAAAGATGATGTCTCGTGGTGGAGCAGCTAGACGTAAGTAATGTCATATCTTATAAGTAACGTACCACATTTTAAATGTTGGGTACGTAAGGAGTTCACTTGTAATCATATGGATTATCATGGTGAATACCTACACGCACTAGCTTTTGCAGTGAACACAATACCTGATAGGTCATTAAGTTTTCAGGTAGTCTTTACAGGTTGTACAGAAGAGAACAATGTTCATGGTGGTGCTATGTGGGCAAGAATGCCTATACAAGCACTTGTAGCAGATATACCTGTAGACGAATGGGCAGAACCAATGGAAGACCATTTATGTCAACCTTGGGATTGCGAATCAAGACATCACAGTGTAATAGTCATGGATAGGGTAAGTTCTTCTCCGTGGTTATGTAAGATAGACAATCAGTTCTTTACTGCTAGATATATGTTTACTGTAGATTATACAGACCATGAAATAGCAGATGACCCTGCACAACATAAACAATCACATGTGATGTATTTGTTGGATGCAGGAAAGTGGACAGGCAATATAGTTGCATTACCAAATAACAGAGTTAGAGCAACAAGTCCTGCATTATGGGTAACAGGCGAAGGTGCTCCTGATTTTTCTCCATCTCAATGGACACACTCAGCAGAGTCACATGAATCCTACCTAGACCCTTTTACAACATTTAACAATCTATATTCCGATGGTGGCAAAACTTCAAACAATAAAAAGAAAAATAAGAAGTAAACAGAAACTAGGTTTTTCTGAGAGAGCACGTGCTGTGAATAAAGGATTGTTACCATCAAAGGCAAAAAAGAATGGCAATAAAAAAAGCTAAAAAAACAATTAAAAAAGTAGCAGGTAAATTAAAAAAAGCTAGTAAGGCTCACGCAGGGCAAGCAAAGGCTTTATCTGCTATTAAATTAAATAAAGGTGGTAGCACTGTTAACAAGGCAGGTAACTATACAAAGCCAACTCTACGTAAGAATATATTTAATAGAATAAAAGCAGGTGGCAAAGGTGGTGCTCCGGGTCAATGGTCTGCACGTAAAGCACAGATGATGGCTAAAGCCTATAAATCAGCAGGAGGAGGGTATAGAAACTAATGCCACACTATACTAAAAAATTAACAAAAGTAATTAAGGGATTGAAGAAAGCATCTAAACTTCATGCAGGTCAGGCTAAGACTTTAACTAAAATTAATAAAGACCAAAAAAAGGGATATAAGAAAGTTGTCAAAAAGAAAAAAAAGAGACCCTAAAGTTGGCACAGGTAAAAAACCAAAAGGTTCAGGCAGACGATTATACACGGATGAAAATCCTAAAGACACAGTTGGCATCAAGTTCGCCACCCCTGCAGATGCAAGAGCCACAGTTGCAAAAGTTAAAAAAGTTAATAAGCCATATGCGAGAAAGATACAGATACTTACAGTCGGTGAGCAAAGAGCTAAAGTAATGAAGAAGACTGAAGTTGTTAGCATATTTAAAAAAGCAAAAGAAAGTTTAAAAAGAGCAAATGAGCGAAAAAAGAAAAAGATGTGATACTTGTGAATGTTACGATTGTGATACAGAAGATTGTAATTGTGACTGCCACGAAGAACAAGAAGACGAGGTGTTAGGAGCACCTGTATGATTGAGTTTGTGTTAGTGTTTATGATGGGAGTAAGAGTAATAGACCAAACACAAACTTTCCAAGATTTAGATAGATGTTTATATTTCGCAGAGAGACTGCATAGACAGCCACCCATACCACAAGAGGAAGGACCTACTTTACGTATAACTGCATATTGTAAACCCATAAGGAAAAGGTAAAATGTTAGCAGAACTAGCCGCAGCTAATGCTGCTTTCAGTGTCATAAAACAATTCGTGTCCAACGGAAAAGAACTTAGTGGGTGTGCAAAACATATAAGTGATTTTGTATTTTCTAAAGAAGAGATAGAGAAGAATCTGAAAAAGAAGAAATCCAAAGGTGTAGGTGGTGCAGACTTAGAAGAGTTCATGGCTCTTGAACAGATAAGAGAGAAAGAAGAAGAACTCAAGAAGATGATGATTTATCTAGGCAGACCGGGTCTTTGGCAAGATTGGCAATCCTTTCAAGCAGAGGCTAGAAAGTCTAGACGTTATCAAGAAAAGATGGCAGAGAAGCGTAAGCAAGAACTTATAGAATATGCAGGGTATGGAATAGGTTTTATAATATTGTTATTCTTTGCAGGTGTGTTAGCATGGTTTGCAGGTAAATGGACAGGAAAATTTTAACCCCTTGCGTAGGTATCTGTAAACTAAAAGATAATATTTGTATAGGATGCAAAAGAACTATTGAAGAAATTAAGGAAGCATACGAATGGCACTTAAAAAATCTCAGAGGTCACTAGTTGCGTGGACAAAACAAAAATGGCGAACAAAGTCTGGTAAACCTAGTACACAAGGGAGTAAAGCAACTGGTGAGCGTTACTTACCTGAGAAAGCGATTAAGGCTTTATCGCCCTCTGAATACGCCGCCTCTTCGGCTGCTAAACGCAAAGCGACTAAGAGAGGTAAACAATTTTCTAAACAACCCAGCAAGACTGCAAAGAAAACATCAAGATTTCGTAGATTCAGCTAAAGTAAAAGAAAAATTAAAACAAGAAAGAATAAAAGAGAAAATAGCAAATGATACAAGCACTAATAGGACCAATAGCAAATCTCGCAGGAACATGGTTTCAAAACAAAATAGAAAAAACAAAGGCAGATGGACAAGCTAAAGTTGCAGAGGCAAAAGCTCGTGCTACTGTTGCAGAGAAGGTTGCAACAGGTCAGGTTGAGTGGGAAGGCAAGATGGCAGATGCAACAGTGGATTCTTGGAAAGACGAATTTGCTTTAGTTGTGCTACTAGCTCCTGCTATACTAGTCTTCATTCCCGGAATGAGAGAGTATGTAAAAGATGGTTTTGAAATACTAGCAACCTTACCTGATTGGTATCAGTATTTATTGTACATAGCTATATCTGCATCTTTTGGTATTAAGGGTGTTGGTCAAGCAGCTAAGATGCTAAAGAAAAAATAATGCAAGATACAGTATCTGCAATAAATAAAATAATAGAAGATTATATATTACCAAGTGTTCAGATGCATGGTGGTCATGTTAAGTTACAATCTTTTAAAGATGGTGTAGCTACAATATTTTTAAGTGGTGCTTGTAGTGGATGTTCAATGTCTACACAAACATTAAAGATGGGTATAGAGAATATGTTAAAGTATTATGTACCTGAAGTATTAGCAGTAGAAGGCATTGAAGACCCTAACTCTACTGTTGCACCTTACTATCAATAGGAATAATAATGAGTTGGAAAGCCTTGACATTTTTAAAGATTTCTGCTATAACCTGTAAGATAGGAAACTATTTTTGGCATCTACACGTAAAAGAAATACGTAAAAAGCAATTAGAGTTAGGACTTAGAAGATGAACATAAATACACTCAGAGAAGAAATTGAGGCAGATGAGGGTGTAAAGTATGAACTGTACTATTGCTCAGAAAATCATTTGACTGGAGGCATAGGGCATTTAATTACAGAATGGGATATAGATTACTATGGTAAACCTATAGGATACCCTGTACCTGAACAACAAGTACAAGATTGGTTTTTAAATGATGTACAAGTTGCAATACAAGACTGCCAAACTATATTCGGTGCTTTTGATAAGCTCCCTGAAGATATACAACACGTATTAATAAATATGTCATTCCAACTTGGTAAACCTCGTTTATCCAAATTTAAGAAGATGATAGCTGCAGTAGAAGTAGAAGACTATCAAGAAATGGCAAATCAGATGGAAGATTCACGTTGGTACAAACAAACAACTAACAGAGCACAACGTCTTATAGATAGAGTTATAACACAAGGAATACCACATTGAGTAGAGAACTAACAGAAAGACAACAGAAGTTTTTAAATGTGCTGTTTGATGAAGCAGGTGGTGATGTTGTACAAGCAAAGCTACTAGCAGGATATTCAGAACATACATCTACTTCTAGTATTGTAGCTTCTATGAAAGATGAAATTATGGATGCAACTCAAATGTATATGAGTCGGAATGCACCTAAAGCTGCTGTGGCTATGGTTAGTGGTGTGGATGACCCAACACAGTTAGGTATCAGAGATAGACTATCTGCATCTAAAGAATTATTAGATAGAGTTGGATTAGTCAAAACAGAAAAAGTACAGGTAGAAGCATCAGGTGGTGTGATGATATTACCACCAAAGAAAGAAAATTAATATAAGGAAAAGATAATGGGTACATTTGATACAGAAGAAGAATTTAAAAAAGGCTACAAAAAAGCAAGTTTAAAAAAATTAAGGTCATTTGCTTTAGATACAGGTGCAGTAGAGGGTGATGACGATATAAAAAGTATGACTAAGCCTGAAATTATAGAAATTATAGAAAATTATATGGGTTATAATAGAGGAGGTTTAGCAACTAAAAAGTATGCCAACCCTGTTACTTTTGTGGATAATCTAAAAAAGAAATAATGGATAGAAGTTTAGGTAAGTGGAAATTACCACAACCAACAGATTTAAAAGACGAAGACCAAAAAGAATGGATACAGATACCACGCATAGCTAGAACTGTTCCTTTTGGATATAAAGTTAACGAAGACGATAAAGAATTACTTGACCCTATACCCTACGAGTTAGAAGCATTAGAGTTAGCTAGAAAATATATAAAACAATATTCACTTAGACAAGTTGCAAATTGGCTAACAACAAAAACAGGCAGACAAATATCTCACATAGGTTTAAGGAAAAGATTATTACATGAGCGACAACGTAAGAACAAAGCTAGAACTCTTAAACGATGGTCCGAATATGCCCAGAAAGCAATCGAGAAAGCGAAAGCCATCGAAGAAGGTAGAGTTGGAGCAAGAGCATAAAGTAGTAGATGATGTAGAAGCTATACCTGAAGAAGAACAGAATATAGTTTTTAAACCAAACGAAGGACCTCAGACAGAGTTCCTTGCATCACCTGAAAGAGAAGTCTTATATGGTGGTTCAGCAGGTGGTGGTAAGTCATATGCTATGTTAGCAGACCCACTAAGATATATGGGTCATCCACAGTTTAGTGGATTGTTATTACGACACACGACAGAAGAACTAAGAGAACTTGTTTGGAAGTCAAGAGAATTGTATCCCCTTATATGGAAAGGGATAAAGTGGTCAGAAAGAAAGATGCAATGGGTAGCTCCTTCAGGTGCAAGACTGTGGATGTCCTACCTAGACCGAGATGATGATGTACTAAGATATCAAGGTTTAGCTTTTAGTTGGATAGGCTTTGACGAATTAACACAATGGGCAACACCATTTGCTTGGAATTACATGAGGTCAAGATTACGTTCTACTGCACACGATTTACCTGTGTACATGAGGGCAACAACAAACCCGGGAGGTCCGGGTCATCAGTGGGTTAAAAAAATGTTTATTGACCCTGCACCTTATGGAAGAGCATTTAATGCCACAAACATTGAAACAGGAAAAGTTCTCAAGTATCCTGATGGACACAGTAAAGCAGGTGAACCTTTATTTAAAAGAAGATTTATACCTGCTAGGTTATCTGACAATCCGTATCTGTCAAGTCAAGGAGATTATGAAGCAATGCTTCTTTCCTTACCTGAACACCAACAAAAGCAGTTGCTTGAAGGTGATTGGGATATTAAAGAAGGTGCTGCTTTTACTGAGTTTGA